TCAGATATTCCATATATACTTCATAACTGGATTGTATGTACTTTTTCTCATCAAGACTATAAATCAGTACTTAAATTTCTCAATATGGAGGATAACAAATGATCAACATGCATATGGTCATCAGTGAACAGGAGCAAAACATTATTTGTAATGCTCTGCGTTACTACCAACTAATGCATGATCCAGATTCAAATGAATTGTGTGATGATTCTTTTGAAGATTATGTACATATGATGTCACAAGCATTCAAAGAAGATGGTGCAAACAAAGTTGACAACGTACTCAACAAAATCGCAACACTTGAATGAAACCCAAAGTCATGGGCACAATGCCCGCCATTGCAAAGACTAGAGCAGCAATGCGTCCAGTCATTGAACCAAAATCTGGTGAAACCATAATGCATCTTGCATATAAGGCTGAGATGCAGTATGTTAGGAAGGCCCCCGAAATGAGGCTTATACTTTGTGATTCACTAGATGATGTATATATTGATGAGCCTGTGCTTGTCGAATATCACTGTGGTATGAGGTGTTATAAACATACCTCACATGTTGCTACTTCAAACGAACATAATTGTGTAGGAGACTTTTATTATACCGATGGAACAAGAGCCTAATTATACGATTGCTATATTCAGTCAAACCTTATGTGAGCCTTGTATAAAACTCAAGGAAGATGTAAGGAATATGTCTGAAAAGATTCAACGCAAGATTGAGTTTTTTCCCATGAAAACTATCACAGGGAATCGCACTGCATGGTGTGACTCCCTTGAGGTAGCTATTACACCAACACTGGTAGTAGTAGAAGATAATGATTGCGATAAGCCTATTGAATTTATAGTAGGCCGTAAAGCAATCCTAGGAGAGCTAAAAGATATCTTGAAGCTTTACTCAAATATAGACCAAGAAAATATTGATTCAATTATTATCAATGCCGAAGAAAACAAATATAGTTGAAGCATCTGGTGTCATCTTTAAAGAATCAGGCAACGGATACTTCAATGTTAATCTCGATGAACCAGAAGGGCATACTTGCCTTTGTCGCGCATCTGGTAAATTAATTACCAGAAAAATACAGTTACTTGTAGGTGATCGTGTCACCGTAGAACTATCCCCTTTTGACTTGTCAAGAGGAAGAATTACACTACGAGATACTTGATTCTACATTTAATTACACTGATTATTACAAACTAAAATACTATGTCAACAGTTAGTCGGCACACAACTAATGCTATTCATTTTCGTGAAGCCTATTCTCAACCATTGCAAATAGACTTCATTGATTCAGATGGTAATTTCTTTGAAGATCTCATTGATCTACAAGCTCGACTTATTCAAGAAGAGACAAAGGAATTTATAGAAGCAGTAGAAGACTTGTATTTAGATCCTTCTACTGATGGTAAAGCAGCTTTACTGAAAGAACTGTCAGATCTTTTATTTGTTTGTTTTCAATTTGCTGCAGCCTTTAATTTAGATTTAGATGAGGCTTCCCAAAGAGTCTTTGAATCTAATATGAGTAAACTAGGTCTTAATGGTAAACCTATTTATCGAGAAGATGGAAAGGTACTTAAAGGTCCAAATTACACTGAACCAAATTTATTCAATCTTGTACAGGAGACTGTAAAATGAAAAAGGAAACAGATCATTTCATTGCTCGTACTGGTCGAGTTCAAGACTGGATTGATAACGCAGAAGACCGTTTACCAGTCAGCTGCACTGTTTACGTAGTGGATGACTCTTGTGAAGGAAATGACGGCATTGAAGCTTCTTGGCGTTTCTGTTCTCATGCTTTGCGTAATGGTGCTGGTGTGGCTGTGCACCTATCAAACTTACGTCCAAGAGGTTCTGAAAACGGTAGGGGATTAACAGCCTCAGGCCCAGTAAGCTTTGGCAAAATCTATAGTGTTCTTAATGAAGTATTAAGAAGAGGCGGCGTATTCAAAAACGGTGCGGTAGTCCTTCATCTTGATATTTGTCATGAAGACATTATTGAGTTCTGTGAGGCTTCAAGAGCTGAACTTCCATGGGCTAAGAAGTGCGTGGACCTTACGCCAGCAATGTGGAATGACTCATCTGTCGAAACTAAAGCGGCAGTTATTGAAGGAATCAAAAGAGGAGATGTTTGGCTATCTAAAATTAAACACGACAAAAAAGGTCAACGCATCTACTCAAATGTCTGCCTTGAAGTTTACCTAAAGAGCAGAGGCACTTGTCTATTAGAGCATGTAAATCTAGGTATTTGTACCGTAGATGAGATTCCTGAAGCGTTTAAGGCAGCAATGTCTGAACTGGTAAATCTACATCCCTCAACTGGTGTAGGTAAAACCAATGAGTATCTGCCAACTACTATTGATAAGCAGGTAGGTTTAGGGATGCTTGGTTTAGCCAATCTCCTTGCTCTAGAAGAAGTTACGTACAAAGAATTTGCTGATGCTTTAGATAATTATCTTCATCCAGGTACTCCTGTAATAGTGACTCGAAAAGCAGCTAAAATTGTAGAAGCTCTAAACTCAGGAATTTCTGAAGCAGCTTATATTGCAAGATCTCACTTTATGGAGAGAGCCTTTGCAATTGCTCCTACAGCTTCCTGTAGTTATCGCTATCAAGACAGAGCAGGCTATACTACTGCCCCCGAGATTGCACCACCAATCGGGCGCATTGTAGATAGGGACAGCTCCACATTTGGTGTATCGCAATACGACTACGGCAATGTAGAAACTGCTGAAGAAGTTGGTTGGGATAGTTACTTCCGTGTAGCCAACGGCATCATGGAAATGCTTCAAAGTACAGGATTATGTCACGGTTACTCATTCAATAGCTGGAGTGATGTAGTTACATATGACGAAGAGTTCATACAAAGCTGGTTGGATTCTCCCCAGACAAGTATGTATTACTCTTTACAAGTCATGCAAAACACTCAAGCTAAAGATGATGCATTGACTGCCTTAGATGAGGACTTTAGAGCCCTCTTCGATATGACTGAAACTGAGATGATTGTAGACCAATACAACGGCCCAGGTGTATGCGTGGGCTGTGCTGAGTAACTCAATGGATTTATTATGAAACCTTCAACACCTTACATACAGCTTCACCAACGTAAGCGCACATGGACTCCTGTTCAAATGAGTGCTGGGCAGCTTTTGCCTGGTGGTGAAGAAGTTGTTCAACGTGCATTAGCACTTCGTATCCTTGAGATACCTGTAGGTGACTTTATTACCAATGCAATGAAGGGTGATTTACCTGATGCAGAAGGTGTAAAGGAACTTTTACTTTCCAATATCAATGATGAAGTCAACCATGATCAAGCCCTTGGGTATGCGGCTGAAGCGCATCCAGTGCCGGATAGCGTACAGAAGGAAGCAGACTTGGTCGCCAAAACCTGGATCGACTTTGACATCCACCCAGTTCTTAAAGCTGCAGTTCTTGAACGTTCCGTATTCTTTGTGCTCCTGCCAATCTTTAGGTTTTTGGGGGACACGGGGCTGCGCACAATTTCTGCGGACATCAGCCGAGATGAACAGACCCATGTCGCTGCCCACACTTTAGTTGCTAAGGAAGTAGGTGCTTCCTCTAATAAAGCTTTAAATGCTTTACGTAGAGCAACTGTTAGTTGGGTCGTAGAACCATTAAATGGAGAAGCTGAAGATAGAAATCTATCTGCTAACTACTGGTTAGCACAAAGTGATTCCCTTTATAAGAGTGGCAAAGCGCCTGGATTAGCTGCTACAAGAGCTAGCAGGCAGCCTGCATTCTTTGAAACATCAAACGTCAACTTACCTCAATACGCTTAATGACAGCAACTAATTTCGACCGCCATGAACTCCTCGCAGACTACGCAGAAGCCTGTGTAGCTGATATGGATCTTAAAACTATGATTAATATGTTAGAAGATGAAATTATAGAAAGTATGGATGATTATACAGATGAACAAATAATCAAATGTGTTAACGATTTCTACCCAGAGTTACTTAAATGACACATACAGCTGAACTTGTCTGGATTACTCCAGACGCAGAGAAGCTTGTCGGAAAAATTGCTAGGGTATCTAACCCAGCTAATGAAGATAATCCTGACTACGAAAAACTTCTACGATATTTAATTAAGCATAAGCACTGGTCTCCATTTGAGATGGTTAGTATGTGTGTTGAGATTGAGACAACTAGAGCTATCTCACCTCAGATACTGAGGCATAGAAGCTTTAGCTTCCAAGAATTTTCACAACGATATGCAGTTGCTGCTGAAGTAGAACTTCCTACTTTACGTAGACAAGATACCACTAATAGACAAAATTCTATTGATGATTTAGAACCTAGAGTAAAAGATAATCTTGATGCAATGATAACCCATCATAATGCCATGTCTCTGAGTCTCTATAAACACTTACTTAAACAAGGAGTGGCTAAAGAGTGTGCTCGTGCAGTTCTACCTTTGAATACAAAGACTAGAATGTATATGTCCGGTACTATCAGAAGTTGGCTTCATTACTGCGATCTACGTGCTTGGCACGGCACTCAATGGGAGCATACAAAAATTGCGCTTCAAATAATGAATATACTAAAAGAACAAGTTCCAACAATATCCGCAGCAATGTGGCCTACTGAACATGTCTGAACGTTATGAACGCTACAAGAAAGGATTTGAAGTTGCCAAAAAATTTAACAATGCTATGTTCATGGCTAGCATCAACCGTGAGTTACAAATCATGGAGGCAGCTGGTGAAAAATCTGAACCTGAAGATTCCCCAAATGAAGACAAACCTGATTAATATAGTGACTGTACAACGTATCAGTCATAATGAATTTTATATGTGCAACCGTTGAACTCAAATCCTTTGTGGGAGATCCTATTAATGCCTATGGGCTGGATTATTGCGGTGCTAACGCTTGTGTGCCCGGTAACGGCAGTAGTAGTGAAGTTCGATTCCGACTTCTCTGTTACGAAAGACAAGGCCCAAAGCTTCAATCATTCCTTGACTGGAAACCTGGATCAAGGGCGCTTGTAACAGGCAACCTCATGTTCAATGAGGATACAGCACAACCACTGGATTTAATTGTCACAACGATTGAGCCGTCTATACCTCAGGAAATGTACTGCAATCAAGTCGTTTTAGGTAACGCTTTCTTTGCTACAGGGGAAATTAAGGAAAGGAAAAACGGCATTCAAGCTGTGAAGATAGGTAGTACACTCGATAATTCGGATGTAACTACTTGGCTATTTATGGAAACTAATGAATCAAGGAAAAAGAAACTCAATGACAGAATTCGGAAAGGTCGTGCAATTTGCGTCCATGGGTATATACGTGAATATCGGAAGGAAGGTGACGAAAGTGCTTACCGGGCTATCGTCGCAAATGACTTCACAACTAGAAAAGACTACGAAAGGTCTGGATCAAGTCCACAATCGTCTGGTACAGCAGCGGGCTATGCGGAAGTAGATCCTACTCCTGATTTTTAATATAGATGTTACTTATATTTTGCCTGACGTTTTTAGTACTTACCTTGACAGGTTATGGAGTTTGGCTAGCTTTTGGTAAACCAAGCAAACAATTAGAGGATCCTTTCGATAGTCATCATGATCATGACCATTAACCAACTTTCCCGCCCCATACAGGGGCTTTTTTAATGAAACTAACTATGTGAATGGTTTGAAGAGTTGGAATTTAATTCCATCATTAATAAGGTCACAAAAAATTAACTAAACAATTATATTTGTAATGACTAAACAATATATTACTTATGTCATTGCAAGTATTGCCCCCAGAACTAACACAAGAAAAAGATCGAATTGAAACTAAGGAACCACAACCCTATTGGAAACCAAGCTCACTCAAAGATGGAGAATCAGAAGAATTCCGACTACTCGGATGCTATGAAACAGGTCACGCCATTGTTGGATGGCAGTATGCCTCAGAAATTTTGGATGATAAATCTGGCGAACTTCGCTTTAATGGGTTTGTTGTCACTAGGACTCATCCTGGTAGTCCCTCTGATATTTCAAGAGAGACCGACTGGTCGAAACCTGATCGACCAAAAATCGATGGGAGTTTCGTCAAACCCAGGCGTTTCCTTGCGTGGGTTGCAACCAGCGCGTCACGCGGGCGATTAGAAGTTCTGTTTATTGAACAGAAATCTCTTCGTGAACAACTAACTGAAATCCTACAAGAAGATGAAGACTACACTTGGACCGAAGAAGGTCTCGCTAATTTCTCAATTAAAATCAGCCGTAAAGGTACGGGCCTTGAGACGTCGTATTCAATCTTACCAAAGGTACGTAAAGTTCCTGAAAAGATCAAATCCGAATGGGAATCTCAACGAACTAGTATATGGCTCCCCAACTTCTTTGAAGGGAAAGATCCTTTTGATGGATCTGCAACTGATGAGAAAGGCTTACCGGCTGGTGGAGTTGACAAAAGAGGAAGCACAGTATTACCAAAAAAAGCTCCAAAAAAAATTGACGAATACTTTACCCCCACTGAATTCTAATGTCTAATTCACTAGAAGCATTGCCTCCTGAAATGCAGGCAAGGATTGCAAATATCTTGGCCCAAGGTCAAGCCCATAATAATGAACAAGCAATGCCTGAACAACCAATGAATGCAGTTCCTGCTGCTAATGCTCCAGCTCCTTTAGCTACTAGACCTCCATCATTGATGGACCATATTGTCGCTTTAAGGCAAGAAGTTGCAGCGCTTTCACAACAAGTGCAAGCTACTGCTCAAGTTACAGAAGCTGTAGGTAACGCAGTGGGGCAAATGTATCAGATGTTTCAAGTCCAAACCCAACCTACAAGTTATAGCACAAATTTCCAAACGCAAAAGCCTGGTTTAAATGACGACGACGAGTTCTGATATCCCTTATCGTATTCAGACTCCTACAGGTTATCGTAAGTATTTATGTTCAGGCATTTATATGCCTTCAGTAACTACTGTATTATCTGCCACTGAGACTGAAAAATCAAAAGCGGGTTTAAGAACATGGCAAGCTAATAACCCTGGAGCCTTGGAAGAGGCTAGCACTAGAGGATCTGCTATACATAAATGTTGCGAAGATCACATTAGAGGTATTGAAGTTGACTGTCCTGAAGAATATCAGGGATTCTGGAACGGAATTCCCCAATATCTAGATTGGTTTGATACTATACATTGGTCAGAACGTCCTCTAAGACCTGACTGGCATCACTTACGAAGCGACGATAAGGAGGTTGCATATGTTTGGTCAACAAAGCATCGCTATGCAGGTTGTCCTGATTTGATTGGTGAGATTGGAGGAGTTAAGGTCATTGCTGACTTTAAAACAAGTAATGGTCCTTATATGAATAGATTTCCTGACAGAGGAGATCGTATGGGTTTTGGCGGTTTTAGAAAATATCAAAAGTGTGCTCAACAAATGGCAGCCTACAGGCTTGCTCTAGAGGAGCGCACTGGATATAAATGTGATGTCGCTTTAATCATAGTCTCCACAGAAAATATCACACAAGGTATATTCATAGATGGAGATCAAATGGATCTATATGAAAGTCGTTTCTTAAAACGAGCTAAACAATTTCACGATACTGAAAATGATGAAAATAAGAATTGCAGTCCACAAGAGTTGCAAAAACAAGACTAATCCTCAAAAGGTTGCCACAGGCTGGTCAAATATCATTGAAGATTTAAGTTGGCTTGAAGGGTGGGTAAAGGCTGGTTACGGCTGGTGTGCTACTCATTTTTTAAATCGACACCGTAAATCTGAGAATGCAAGTGGCAGCAACATCATTGTTGTAGATATTGATGGTGATACTGATCTAGACAAGTTTTGGTCTACAGATACTGCAAAGGCTTGGTGTGTAGGCACTTATACCTCTGCTAGTCATAGTCCCAAAGAACATAGATTCAGAGCATTATTCCCCTTAGAAATTCCATTAACTACTATCAGTCAACATAAAGGTGCATACTGGCTAATTGCTGATAGATTAGTTGCTGACCTTGGCCTAGAAACACTTAAAGATAATTGCGGTCAAAAACCTGAACGTCTTTGGTATGGTAATACTAAAGCAGAATTTCAATGGAACGATACCGCTTTAGTTCCTGAATTTCTATTAAACAATATCGACTATGAAGAGCCTGTTGAATTCAATAAGAGCGATGTATCTGAACAAGATATAGAACGTTGTCAGTGGCTACTTCAAAACTTCTTGCGCCCATCAGATGATGGTGAATACGAATCTATGTATGTTCCTGTCATGGCTGCCTGTGCGGCCATAGGGACCGTTATATTCGATGCTTGGGTTGAATGGGTATTAAAGGGACATCACGGCGAAAAAGAAGATAATATACGTCCTTACAAATGGAAAGGCTTAGGAAATTACAGTGGTCCTGCTAAATTATATTCACTAGCTAAGAAGCAAGACCCTAACTGGACTAAAAACTTACCTCCCAATTTAAGCTTTAGAGCTGCGGGGGCTGCTGTAGGTTATACAGAAGTTGATCCAATTGTTGACTTAGATTCTATATTAGATTCTAAACAACCTAATCAATCAGATCCAGTACCAGAGCCTTTACCTGATGCTCAGCAAGTTAAACGTAAAGGTCGCCCTAAGCGTACAAATGATGATGCCGCTAAAGAGCGCGAAAATGACGTTAAAAAAGTTAAGGAGATTTTAACTGACCTTCGTAAAAACGAGCTAACTGGGACTATTGAATATACTAGCCCAACTAACGAAACTATAAGTTTACAAGGCAATGACCTTGATATTATGACGACTAAGTTGGCTTGTGAGCATGGAGTATTTATACCTGAACCCAGAATAAAATCAGCTATCCATTATGCTGCAGGAAAGAATACTTATTGTCCTATTAAAAAATATCTTGATAGCTGCAGTGCTAATAGCGTACCTCACCCAGACTGGGAGAGAATTGGGCAGATATTCTTAGGTAATCGTCATCAGATTGCCACTCTTGCAATGCAAAGAATGATGATCGGTGCTGTTGCTCGTGCATATAATCCAGGTTGCTCAATGTCTTGGCTTCCAATCTTAGTAGGAGCACAAGGTGTAGGTAAGTCTATGTTCAGCAGGTACTTAGTTCCCGATAAGCTTTTCAGTGAAATAACTATTCCACTGGAAACATTAATGAAAGAACAGTATCGTTTACATGTAGCGTGGTTACTTGAACTTCCTGAGATTGATAATTATTTCAATGCACGTAATATTGAAAACTTTAAAAATCTAGTAACTACTAGATGTGATGAAGTTCGCTTCCCCTATGCATCATTGCCCACAAAATTGCATAGAAGATTTGTTATGATTGGTACTACCAACAGGAATCAATTCCTTGTAGATAGTACAGGGAATCGTAGGTTTGTTCCTCTTGAAGTAGGTACAGGGTTTCAAGTGCCCTGGAATAGACTATCTGAAGAACGGGATAGTATCTGGTCAGCAGCAGTCAAAGCCTACCGTAATGGAGATAGATATGAATTCGATAGTGGTGAAATTGCTGCTATTGCTGAGTACATTCAAGAGTTTGGTGATCCAGATCCTTGGATGGAAAAGATAGTTCAATATATTTCTCATAGAGTTGAAGTTACCGCAGCTGAAGTTTTAACAAGTGCTCTTGATATTGATCCAAAACAACAAGGTCGTAGAGAGTCTAGACGTGTAGCAGATGTATTACAAACTATGGGTTGGCGTCGTCTTGTTACTAGCCGAAAAGACAAAACTACTGGACGACAAAAAAGTGTAAGAATCTGGCAACGTCCTAAAGATGATCCCCTGCCTGATGATCATATCCTAAATGACTTCTAATGAATTTTACACCCAAACAATTAGATCTAATTATGTGGTGTGTAGAACAAGAAGCTTTATATTTCAATGATGAGCAACTAGAAATAGCTGAAAGCATCTACGAAATAGTAAGCACTTACCATAAGGATATGCGTAAACATTATAAAAAGAGCTAAACATCATGCTTACTAAAGACATTAAAATTGGACAACGTGTTAAGGTTTTAACAAATGATATGACTGCATTAGTAGTGGGAGAGCCTGAATACTACACACCCAAAGCTAAGTTAGTTCGGTTAAAGTACGAGAATAGTACACGATTTGAGTACATGATTAATAATCAAATTGAACTTCTATCCCTAGATCAACAGTATCCAATACATGGTGGTACTTACGTTAAACCTGAAACTTCTTTTTAATTATGGAATACAAAGTTACTATGTACATTAAAGCTGTAACTCATCCACGAAAGTGGTTAGTTGAAGGTATTAATGACATGCTCAATGAAGATGAAAGTGAAGATATTTTGGAATGGGAAATAGAGCCCATGGAGTATATTGAAAATGACTGAAGCACAGCCTGTCAACAAAGGTCATGCCTATGGTCGCAGACAAAAACAAATTTCTAATACAGCTGAAGAAGGGGAATTATGCCTCTATATAGGACATTCTATTGGTAGATTTTCTTCTCACTCAATGAGATATGATAGCCATCAAGCCTGCACTAGATGTGTAGCTGCTGCTAGAGAAGGACGAATGTCCTTAGATATAGACACGTTACTTAAACGTAATCGAATAAAGGCTTTAAAATTCTGGAGTCAAGTAGATATTGGTTCCCCAGATGAATGCTGGCCATGGAATGGTTGTATAAACAAACGTACAAAACAACCTCAATTTGCATGGAGACGGCACGGTATCTCATCCTCAACACAGCATCATCCTCAAAGAGTGGCAATGTGGTTTAGTTGGGGTGATCTAGGGTTTGCTGGTGTTAAAACAACATGTGGAAATAAATATTGCTGTAATCCTTTTCATCTCATTCCTCAGCATATTGGTGTATTTGTTGATCAAGATAGTTACATTGAAAGTTTTGAGATAGCATGTCAGCTTCAATCTCTTAAAACACAAGTTGCTGAATATGTATTAGAAGAGTCTATCAAGGCTCAGGAACAAGAAGAAGGTAAATTTCCAGGCAGTCATAATGACCTATTAGCAAATCCTGAAGCTGGTTATGGTGAAAGATATGAAGCTGCAATGGCTGAAATGCTATCTGGTAAACACAATAAACTATCTAATCTAACTGATACTTAATCAAGTAATACCCACATATTAGTGTAATATCACTTATCCTTATTAAAGACTCATTATATTATGTCACGACGAATTGATCTACTTAAACAATTAATTGCTTCTAATAAATTTGGAGATGAAAAAGAAAATGAGCAGCGCTTTCTTGCA